CGCGTTTAGTCGTTTGTTACTTGCCATTGGCTTTGGTAAGTCTGTTCAGGTAGTCGATGAAGCGGGACACGCGCATGGAATGGATTTCACGCTCTGCCCATCCTGTGTGGGACGCGAGTGCCAGCGTCCCGTCTAGGCATTCGTCCGCACTCAGTCGATAAAACCCATGAATTCGGTCTTGACGCGCATGTAATCGCGCAGCGGCATGGCGCGCAGTTCGGTCGGCGTGATGCTGCACAGGTTGGCCAGCAACGCCACTTCGTGTTCGGCTTCCGTGCCGCCGCCCGCTTGTGCCACCAGTTGGTCGCCCACGGTGGGTTCACGCATGGTCAGGCTGGTGACATCAGCGCCGCCAACTTTGAACGGACGCGAAAGCGGGATTTCAACACTGCCGGATTGATTGCTCATAACTACCCCTGAATTGATTTCACTACTGAAGGAAACTGGCCAGCGCGAACGGCTGGCCAGGTCTGCGGGCTTAGATGCCCAGGGCCGCGCGCTGCGATGCCAGCACGTCTTTGCCGTTCACGATGCGCACCATGTTCACCACGTCGATTTCGTGGATGACCTGGCCGCCGTGTTCCAGCTTGTAGTACGTCAGCGTCACGGAAATTTTCAGCGGCGCGATGGTGCCAGGCTTGCTGGTGCCAGGGTCCATTTCCTTGATCTTGCCGCGCATGGTGTGAACCACCGGGGTCACGGTGCCGTCCTGGGATTCCAGCACTTCGCGCGCCACGAACGGCACGGTTTGGCCTTCGGCCACGCCGAACAGGGCCAGCACCTTGCGGTCATAGGCAATCAGGCTGAAATCGGTTTCCAGCTTTTCCATGCCCATGGTCAGTTCCACCGGGATGTCCATGCCGCCTGCGCGGTATTCTTCCAGCTTCAGGACCAGCTTGGGCGGGTTTACTTCGTCCAGCTGGCCAGCGTAGCCCTGGCCGTCAACGAACAGGTTGATGTTCTTGCGAACGTCGCGGGTAGCAGCCATCTTAGAAAATCTCCTTCACGTAATCGTTCACCAGGTGGCTGCGGAACGTCAGGTGTTCAGCCGGATAAACCGGGGTGAAATCAAAGTCCCAGTATACTTTACCCTGGGCAATTTGGTCCGGCGTATTCAGTTCGGGGTCAAGCCAGCAGTCGCCGCCCAGGATTGCGCCAATGGCCTTCAGGTGGCGCAGGTAATCGCGCACGCCTTCCTGCACGTCCTGCACGTACGTCTTGGTGATGCCGCGATCCACGGCCCACAGGTGGGCGGCCAGTAGGCTGTCATTGATGATGTCGGCGGTGCGGACCACGCACAGGAATGCCCACTTTGGATCAGCGGACAGCGTGCGGTTGCCCCACAGCCGGAAACCGTCCTGGCGGATGATCGTGGCCACCTTCGCTTCGTTCAGCAGGTTGGCGCGGCTGGCCGTGTCGCCCAGCACGAAGTCCACAGGCCGCGTGGTCCCTACAACGCCGTTGATGGTCTGGTTGGACGGCGACCACCAGAAGCCAAGTTCGTTGTCGATCCGCGCAATCAGGCCAGCCACCACCGGGCTGTTGTACGCGGTGAAGTTGTCGCCGCTGGCGCTCACCTTCAGCACGCCAGGGTCGCACAGAAACACGCGCTTGCTGCCGAAGTCACCAGCGTAGGCGATGGCAGCGGCGTCGGTGGTGTCGGGGCCGTCAGCTGCGATCACAGCGCGCAGGCGGTCTGCAATGCCCAGCAGTTCGGCCACCACTGCGTTGCCCACGGTGCCATACGATGCCGTGGCCGCCGCACCGCTTCCCCCGCCGCCAGTGAACGCCACAGTGGGCGCGCTGGTGTAGCCGGTGCCGGGGTTCGTGACTTTGACGCTGACCACCTTGCCAGCGTCAGTGCCGGTGCCCATGACGGCTTCAGCCGTCGCGCCAGTACCGCCTCCGCCAGTGAATGCCACGGTGGGCGCGCTGGTGTAGCCGGTGCCTTGCCCGGTGACGGTGATGGCGGAAACGGCGTTGCTGCGGCGCTGGTGCGTGAAGCCAGGCGCAATAAGGATGCGCGGGCGCACGCCCACGATGGATTCAGCGCCCAGCAGCGCGTGAACGCCTTCATACTGGCCGGTGTTCGAATTGACGCCGCCCAGTACGTTGGCGAGGGTTTCAGCGTCATCCGCACCTTCGCCCACGCGGATGACCACCACCACGGCACCGGACTGGTCGAAGATGGAATCCAGCGCGGCGGGCAGGGTGCCTTCGCCAGTGCCCACGGTGTCCAGCTTTGCGGCCTCGCGGCGGCTGCCCGCGATCATCACCGGGGTGTTCAGCGGGAAGGCAGTGGCGTCCGCGTTCGGTGCGGTGCCCACGATGCCGATAACGCTGGAACGCACCGTGGAAATCGGGCGCGGGCCAGCGTCGATGTCGATTACTTCAACGCCGTGCAAAAATTGTTCGGGCATATTGGTCCTTGCGGGTCATAAAATTATGATGTTGCCGCAATGGTGCCAGTAGCCGCAGCGTGGTTCCTCTTGTGGTTTTTCCGCGATCAGAAGCCTAGAGCGATGTAAAGCCCCGGCTGCGTGGCCACCGTCGCGCTGGTGTTATAGACAATGAAGGCCGTCTTGTTCGCGGTAACGGCATTCACGCCAGAAATCGCCACGTTCCCAATATTGGTTGCGCCAGCGGTGGCGACCACAGAAAGGCAAGCGTTTGGGAACGCCATGCTGTAAGTGACGGTTTGATTGCCGTTGCCAGCGATAGACGGAATTTGCCCCCACTGCAGAATCAGCCCGCCAGGGAACATCTGGTAACCGTTCGTTGTCAGCGAACGCGCAAACTGATGCTCATATGGCAGTGCGGCGGTGCCCAGCATGACCCAGGTGTTTGCCGCCACCTTGACGATATTCGCATGCGAACCGTTCGTGGCAGTCGCGGACGCGCCAGCTGCCAGGGTTTCGCCGCAATAAATGGTATCGCCTGCAGCCGGGTTAATCGTCGTGACTGCACCGGCTGAGAACGAAATGGGGAAACTCGCACCAATCGGGACGCTTGCTGATGCCGGAAGGTTCAGCGTCGTCGCCAGACACACGGCGCGCTTGCCTGCATCGGCGGCGGTCAAGCTCCCAGTCGGCCCTGCCACCTGTACGTTTCCTTGCATATTGCCAAGCGCGCGCTGCACAGCCTCCATCGTGGCCAGCTGCTTGGTTGCATCGAACTGGGCTGGCGTGTTTTTCGCAGTCAGGTTGCCAGCCACGTCTGCGGTTAGCCCCAGCGCGATATTGGTAAGATTAGTGGATTGCATACGTCCTTTCTGTTACGGGCGTTCCGCCTCGGTGATGTCCGCGTTCAGGATTTCTTCCGCCCGCGCGCTGGTCAGCAAGCTCTTTGCCTGCAGGTAGGCGATGCCGCCTTGCGCGTCGGGGTCGTCCAGGTCGATCTGCCTGGCTGCCGTCACCAGCATCAGGAAATCGTCCACGTTCGTATCGAACGGCCTTGCGTTGCGGACTGCCTGCCTTTCAGTCGCGGTGAATCGGCGCAGGAATGCCAGCTGCGAAAGGATGCGCGGCAGCGGCGACACGTCGCCGCTCAACTCCCATACCCCGTTCACGAAGCGCAGCGGACGCGCCGCGTTCGCAGGCGGCGGCACAGACGTGCTGCCAGCCCGCGCGCCTGGGCCATCGAACGTGCCGGTGACGTATCCGGCTGCGTCAAGAATCCATGAACTCATTTCACCCTCACGAAGTCACCAGGCGTGCCGGACAGGTACAGGTAATCGCTGTCCGTCGAATTCTCCGCGAACAGCAACGCGCCGTTGGTCACGTTGTCGCCTGCTACTGCTGCGAAGTAGCCAGGGCCGTAAGCAACTGCGGTGTTTTTCTTGTCGCTGGAACTTCCCATCGCCGTGGCGCGCGGAACCCAGTTGATGCCGTCCGTGGACGTGAACGCCTTGCCGGAACCAAGTGCAATCAGAACGCCGTTGCCAGAAACCAGGCGCATTGGCTGTGCGGATGCGTCGGGGAACGTCCGGCTGGTCCAGGTCACACCGTCAGGCGAAGTGGCGTACCCGCCAGCTGCAACGCCAGACACGGCCACGAACAGCCCGTTGAAATAGGTCACCGATGCCCAGGACGCGCCAGGCATGGTGCGCGCCGTCCAGGTGATGCCGTCAGGCGACGTGGCCGCCGCGCTGGTGCTTTCCGAAATCGCCAGGAACTTCCCGCCGCCGTACGTAACCATTGCCCAAATTGTGCTGGTCGGCATGGTGCGCGCCGTCCAGGTGATGCCGTCAGGTGACGTGGTCGCCTCGGTAACGTTGCCTTCACAGACGGCCACGAACATGCTGCCGCTGTAAGCAATCGCACGAATACCGTGCGTGACGTTGCTAGTGCGCTGGGTCCAAGCGATGCCGTCAGGTGACGTGGCAATCTGGCCGGAATCTGCGCCAGCGACGAACAGGCCGCTACCAAAACAGACCGTGTACCACTGGCGATTTGCCGGGTTGGTGACAATGGTCTGCGTCCACGTCCTGCCATCTGCAGATACCGCCCCGATGTTGTCAGTGGTCGCGTCGTAGCCGCCAACAGCTACAAACACGCCATTGCCATATGCCATGCCGCGCCAGTGCTTCTGCTTCGGCATTACAATGGTTTCAGTGGCGAACGAACCGTTAGGCTGGAACGCGGTGGCCAGCGCCGGGAACTGGCTGCGCTGAACGACTTCGCCCACGGCCTTGTAATTCGCGCCAGAACGGAAAACCGGGGAAACACCGCCGATGATTGGCAAGGTGCTGATGGTGGACTGCTGCGCAACTGCGCCGATATTACGGCCCATAAAGTGATTTCCTTATCGTCTGTTAGGTTGCCGGGACGCCGTGCGCGCGGAAGCTCACGCCAGTGGCGGACGACTGCACCCAAATCTTTTCACCTTGCGACAGCGCCAGGCCGGTGCGTTCAATCGGCTGGTAACCGTTCACGGTCGGGTCATATTCGATCCAGTCGGCTGCCGCAGGAATTGCGCCGCTGCCGATGGCGATGCGGATTTGCACGTCAACCGCGTTACGGTTGCATCCCAGCACGTTAACGATGGCGGCCTCATCCATCGTTGCCAGCAGTTGCGGCGTGTTCGGCGCGGTGATGTCCACGCTCCCAAGTTTTCCAAGTGCCATTATCAGAGTTGCCCCAAGAAATAGCCGCGTCCGGTGATGGTGCGGCGCAGTTTAAGTGGTTCGTTCGGTTCGTTCTGGACGAACAGCACGCGCGTGCCTGCAGAAAGTGGGCGCGACAGCTGCACCTGTGTGGCATTCAGCGGGGTGATGTCGTATTCGCGGCCACCTTCGACATACACCGCAACGCCTTCCGTGGTGCAGACGGTCAGCGTGAAAACCTGCTGGTCTGCCACCGCCGTCTGCACTTCCTTGATAACGTCAACGGCGATGTTCACCGCGTCAGTCGGGTCCTTCCAGGTGAAATCGCCAGCAGCGTTGGATGCCTTCGTCAGCACCTGGCCAGTCAACCCGCCTGGGATCAGGAACGCTGCAGTGATGGTTGACAGCACCCATGGCCGTGTGGCCAGGACGATGCTGGTATCAATCACCAGCTGGACGTTTTCGGCATTGCCAACCTTCGTGGCTACGTGGATCACCATTTCCCGCGTGCTGCCTTCAGCGGCAATCGGCTTGTACGTTTCGGGGAAATTCCCGTAAGCGAACAGCGCGCCGGTCGCATCGAACAGGCCAACTTCGCGGATGGCCCAGCCGCCTATGTCGGATGGGATCACCATTTCTGCCATCACGATGGTGGCATCATTCGGGTTCTTGAACAGCGCGTTGATGGGCGTGCGGTGGACCTCGCGCACCAGCGCGGTGGCGGTATCCGATGGCGTCACCGGGTTGCCGTTGCCATCGCCCACGGCGATCTGCGTCAGGCTGATAACGGGGCCACCCATTTCGGCGGATGCCAGTGCGGTCAGACCGTATTGTGTGAGTTTGATTGCGTAGGTCATTATCGGTGCGCTGAATTGGTGCCGGTGCTGGTAATCAGGATCGTCATGTCAGCCTTTCAGCAGGTTGCGCTGCGATGCGCTGGCGATGGTTTGGGCGATGGTGGTCATGGGCGGCCTTTAAGAGAGGTTGCCAACCTTGGCCCAGTTGGCAGCCGCGCCGATCCCGTCTGCGGTCGCCCAATACTGGTTCGGGAATCCGGCCGATGGATTGGTGAATTCGCAGCAGGTGCCGCGCATCCACTTGCCGGTGGTCGGTGTCGCGCCGAAGCTGCTTTTCACGGTCACGCCAGCGAACTTGCTGCCGCGATTGACCACAAAGCCGGTTGCGCTGTAGGTGCAGTTGTTGTTGTTGATGACGATCTGGCCAGCGTCGCCCAGAGCAACCGCATCGGCGCTGCCCTGGAAATCCACGTTGTCGCACAATGCTTGCCCACCGCCGATGGTCAGCAGGTTGGTGATTGCTACGTTCTTGACCGTCAGCGTGCCGAAGTTGGTTAACCCGCGTGCGCTTCCGGTCACGGCACCGGAACGGGTCGAATTTGCGAAGTTGTTGGTAACCGTCAACTGGCCAAAGTTCTTGACGACCGCGTTAACGTTCAGTGTGTAACCCTGCACCGCCAATAAGATGTTGCTGTCGAGTGTGATCGGCTGCGCAATGGTGTCGTTCTTTTCGAGATATATCGTCACCTGTGATTTGGTCGAGGACACGAACGGCAGCGCTTCATCCAAGCTCAGGAACTTGAGGCGAGCAGGATCATCCGTTGCTCCAACCGTCACCGTCACATCGGCAGCACGCTGCCCGCACACGCGGAATTCAGGCGTGGCGTACTCAACCCGCAGATTGGTATAGGAAACCGGCTGCCATACCGGCGTATTGTTGGCATTCGTGGACGAAGCGCTGGAGTGCTGGATGATCTCGATGCTGCCGCTCGGGACCGACACATAGGGCTTGTACGCGCCTTGAAAACCAGCGTTGTGCAGCTTGAGGTTGACGCGATTATTCGCTCCAATGTCGATATAGTTGACGTTCGCCTTGCCACACGAATACTCGCCGCCTTCGATGAGAATTTGCTGGAAGCGCGGCAGCGTGTCCACAGCCCCAGAAGCCCCTGCGGCAGCATACATCAGGATGGACGTGTAACCGTTGCCGTAGTAGTCCATCGACTCGTGGTAGCAGTCGCGCAGCGTAGCATTGATGAAAGAAATTGCCGTATCGAACTTGATGGCTGCGTGATGGTGGGTCGCGTCCATCACAGCAGGCGCGCCCAGCGAAAACATGCAGTTCTCGATCCAAGGAAGTGCGCCATTGCTCAATAAGAAACCGTTCGACCCGAAAAAACAGCTATCGCGAATCGTGATAGCGCTCGAACTCAGCGCGATGCCGAAGTTGTTATTCTTAGAATTCGGCGCAAATCGGCAGTCCTCGATGACGGAATCATCCATTGAGTTGTACCAGCCTGCGGCCTCGTAGGAGGTAAAACAGAATTGCGCGCTCAGCGGGTCATACTGGTCGGGGTAATCGGGCGCGGTGCCAGTTACAGTGCCGACTTGGTTCCAGCAGTAGATTTCCTTGTAGCTGTTCCCCGTAACATTACCCTTCGAGCCGGACGCGTTCACGCCGTTGCCTGCTTGGTACAGGAAGGTCTTTGCGAGGAACCCGCCATCAAGCATGAACTTCGAAAACTTCGCGTAGTTGGAGCAGCGGGCGTCGATCATCATGCCGTTGGTTGCGCCAGTCCAGACAATGTAGGAGTCGTACACACCCTCGCCGTAGAAACTGAAATCGTTGCGGAACGATAGGTTCAGCGTGCGATTGATGCGGTACTTGCCGCGCTCCAAGAG